ATAGGAGTAGTTGTAGGGGACCCTACTATATTTATTTTGCCCCTCGACCCTAGTCGTACAATGTATGACAAGCCTGCCGGTATAATTAAAGGCGACCAGGCTGTAAGTAATCCACCATTCGTCACGGTTCTTGTATCTCTGATGAATTGGAAGGGCTGTCAGCTTGGCCTGACAGACCTGGGACTTCTTATTGCGGAACCAAGTGGACAGATGTCCACCTCCTACTGGACAGTTGTCCACTAGACAAGAAGATCTTATTAGTTTTATACTCTTCCTATCCTCTTATCCTCTGTAGCTAGACATTCAGGGTCCTTATAGACCCCTTTGTCTAGCTGGTACCAGGGGGATGGGTGTTGGGAAGGGGGACTTTACTGGACACGACTAGACAAGTGTCCACTAGCCCTAAGAAACGCTGTCGATCCGAGAGGAGTCGCCTTGCCGGACACTAAAAGCCTCCGGGTCTACTTTGATCCTGAAGAGGCCTATGACTACAACGACCCAAGCGTGCTACGGCGTGTGCTGAACAAGGCAGAAGCTGCCTTAACCCGAGTCAAACCAGGTCTTACCTGGGATGACGTAGCGGTTACGGTCTATTATTACCCCGGCGGAATCGAAAACGACCCACGCCACGGTAAGTACCAAAGAGGGGCTGGCTTTTACGCCGACTTTGGTATTACAATGTAGTACATGGAAACAACTGTAGTAAATAACCGGGTAGTTTTAAGCGTTAGTTTTAATCTTGAGGAGTGGAGGATGCTCCAAGAGAAGATGGACGCTGAAGGTGCCAACAATATTCCGAAGACTCACATCAGCACGTATGTAAAACAACAGGTCTTCAAATAAGGTAGCCTTGGCACATGCTGCTAATAGAAGATCGCAAGGCGCTTCTAGGATCAATCAAGGATCTCGAAGGTGTACCTGTACATACCTGGCCTGAGCAAGATGAAATCCTGTCTCACCCAGCACGTGTCCAACTCGTTGCCGGTGGGGAACGTGCGGGTAAATCTTTCCTTGGGGCACTCAAAGTCATCAACCACCTTGACGAGTATCGTAGAGGTGATGTGGTATGGCTTGTTGCCAGAGACTACGAGAGAACAAGAGCAGAGTGGAACTACCTGCTTAACATGCTTGGGCAACTTGGTCTTATTATCAGGGCGTCCAAAAGGATCGACCCTGGTGTTATGGTCGTCAGCTGTGGCTCCGCAGCCAGTCCTGAAGATACGTTTGAGATCAAAACGAAGTCTGCCAACGACTATCGAACCCTCGCTATGGAAGCTCCTCGGGGTATTGTTGCGTGCGAAGCCTCTCAGCTTGACCACGATAGTTATCTTAGATTACGAGGTCGAATCGCTGAAAAGCGAGGGTGGCTTTTCATGGAAGGGACATTTGAAATGTCTCTTGGCTGGTACCCCTCACAGTGGGAGCAGTGGCAGTCCTACCCTAACGAACTCGATAGTAGATCCTTCAGCCTTCCCTCATGGACCAACCAACGTGTTTACCCCGGAGGGCGAGATGATAAAGAAATCCTAGCCCTTGAATTAGTTCATAGTGAGAACTGGTTTAACGAGCGGATTTCTGGTGTACCTGCACCACCCAAAGGACTTGTGCACCCTCTCTTTAAGACAGGAGTCCACGTTGATCCTTTACTTGAATACGTACCGGGTGAACCAGTTCACTTATGGGTTGACCCAGGCTACTCACAAGTCACACAATCCGCCTACGCTGTTGAAGCGGTACAGATTATTAACGGGCAAGTCCGAGTCTTCGATGAAGTCTTTATGAGAGGTAACGACTCAGGACGGATTACCACTGAGGACGTTATCGACCGGGCTAGAAGCAAGCTATGGTGGAAAGATGTTAAGCACGGTGTAATTGACGTAGCTGCTAAAGCTGCTTCAGAGCGCCGACCTTTAGATGTCTGGATGCAATACGGTGGCCTATACATGGCGACCGACCAGAATCGTGTAGATATACTCTCAGGCATCGAGCGTTACAACACATTCCTGAAACAAGACGCTGAAACACAAGAACCACTCATGGTCTTCTCTGAGAAGTGCAAGGGCGTATTGTCTGAAATGGGCGGGGCCGTTAACCCGTTCGACGACCAGGTTCATGTGTATTCATGGAAGACAGATAGAGAAGGCAACGTAGTAGGCAAGGTCCCAAGAGACTCCTTCAATCATGGTGTAAAGGCCATCACGTATGGGTTAGTATCTAATTATGGGGTGACAAAAATGACTCTGGGGTCCAGCAAGATCAAGATAAAACGGTGGAACTAGATGGCTAAGATCGATGACCTTCGTAGGAAAATGCAGGACATGTGGGACTCTAACGGTTTCACAAATCGTCGCAAGCGCATGGAAGAGGATTACAACCTCTACACACTAAAGCCCTTCGATGCCGGGGATGGATACCAGTCCTATACGTCTAACCAACCTAAAGTTGTTGCAGACAAGATCATCAGTTGGATGAATGACTCGCGCATGATCGTGAGCGCTCCCTTAAGCCAGCGAACCACCGAGAAAGATGCTGGTGACTCGAAAGAAAAGTACATCGTCGGTGCTATGAATATGGCAGACGACCGTCTAGTTGCCCGAGGTATGCTCACCGTAAAGAGCCAGATGGCAGCGCATATAGTCCTGCGGGGCTGGTTTGCAGGCCGGGCAGTCCTGAACAAGAGGAAAGAAAAGACTTACGTAGACATCACTCCCTTTGATCCTCTTAGGGTAGTTTACGAACAGGACGAAGACGGCATTGTATGGCTTGCCTATCGCACGCTCAGATCATCACAAAGCATTAAGCAGCTATACAAGATCGACATTGAGGCGCCAACGAACTCTGAGTACGACGACGAGTTTGGTATACCTGTGTGGGATTACTACGACCGCGAACAACATGCGATTCTTATTGATGGGCAAGATCCCAAATGGGGCAAGAAGCCTCTTCCTCACGGTGTTGAAGACGCAGAAGGAGAGGGAGTTGCTCCTGTCTTCATTGGGCCTGTGGGAATTGTTCCGTGGATGCAGGGAGTTAACGGAGACTTAGGACAGTCGAACGATTATGGCGAATCGATCTTCTCGTCCAATCGTAATCTCTTTGAGGAGTTCAACTTTGTAATGTCTTCGACTAAGACGTTAGTGCGTCGAGGTGTAAGACAGCCATACATCGTTGAGTCTCCTGATGGAACGCAGACCTTAGACACTGATCCTTGGCAGGACGGTACAGAAGTTCCTTTGCCGCAAGGAACAACTATTAAACCAATGCCTGAAATGAAGATGCCTGCCGACACAGGCACCTTTAATAGTCTTGTCTCTGGTGAGCTACAGCGTGGTGGCTTATCTAACGTACACATGGGTGAGTTACCGTTTGCGATATCTGGCTACGCAGCAAACGTAGTTAGGGAAGGCTCTGCCCACACGCTTGAGCCTCGACTTAAGTCCCTGTCTAGCGCCTTTACTCAGATAGGTGAGCTCCTCGCTCTTCAATATGTATCTAACAAATTCGGCAAGCTCACACTTACAGGGCGGCTCAACGATCTAACAGATCAGTTTGATGAAGAAATCAACCCTGAACAGGTTGAAGAAGGCGGTCGTGTAAGGGTTCAGTTCAAACCGAACCAAGGACTCGAAGACCCGCAGAAGATTGCAACTGCCCAGATGCTCCGTGAAGGCGAGAATCCTTTAGCTCCGGATGACTGGATCTGGGAAAACATCTTAGAAGTCTCTGACACAGAACAGTTCCGGACAGCTATTGACGCTCAGAAGGCAAACCTAGGAGATCCTAAGGTTCAGCTTATGAATATGATTACCGCTTTAATGAAAACAGGCGATGATAACAAGGCGATGATATACATCGACCTGCTGATGAAGACCGTCGAACAGGAAGCTATGACCCAACAGATGCAGCAGGCTCAATTCGCTGCCGCATCTACCCAAGCAGCTATGCCGCCCGGACAACAAGGGGCACCGGGTGGCGGGCAACAGCCTTCACCTGATAGTCTAGGGCTACCTGGGGGTGGCGGTATTAATGCTCAACTAGGACCAGAAGGCTCTCCAGTGCAGGCAGCACCCGGGGAAGCTGGTGGTCCATCAATAGAAGCGGTTCTTTCCGCTATAGGCTTAAGTGAACAAGGACCTCAGTAATGGCTAAAATATGGGCCTTCACAG